CGCATCGAGCGTGATGGAACTATTAACGTGCCAGATAGTGATTTCTCCATTACCGGCACACCCGATGACCCTGCCGCGTTGATTGTTTTATACCGTGGCGGCGAGGAAACTGACCGCAGGGTCGCCCATAAGTTTTCTGCCCTGCGCCGCATCGACGATATACGCGGCGACGAGGAGGGATTGAAACCCGAAGAGGAAGAGCGTATGATTGACGCTGATGTCTCAACCGAGGACGAAGATATGACCGAAGAAATGAATCAACGCCATATTCAAAGCATTGAAGAAACAGAGGACGCTTACATCGTGACCTTTGGTAAATCTATGCCAGAGCGCGGCGATGAAGAAAAAGAAGAAGACTTGCAGGTCGAGCGGTTTGACCGCACTGAAATGGAAAAACGCTTTTACGACACAGAAGACGAAGAGCGTTATATCGACGAGGAAACTCGCATGGTGCGCGTTGGCGTGTCTAGCGAACAACCTGTCGAGCGTTCTTTTGGCATGGAAGTTATCGACCATTCAAAAGAAAGCATGAACCTAGAATTTCTGAACTCTGGACGCGCACCGTTATTGGTCGGGCATGATATGAACGACCAAGTGGGTGTTGTCGAGAGGGTTGAGTTGGATGAGGAAGCGCGCCGTCTGCGTGCTGTTGTTCGGTTCGGGAAGAGCCAGCGAGCCTCTGAAATATTCAGCGATGTTCTCGATAATATTCGTATGAACATTTCAGTCGGCTATCGTATTGATGGCAAAGTAGAGCGTGAGGGTGACCCAGATAATTATGTCCGTGTCGCCACCACGCCTATGGAAATTTCTCTTGTCCCAATTCCGGCGGATGCCAGTCAGCAGGTCGGCGTTGGACGGTCAGTTTCCGAACCTTTAACTGAAACCCCTTCTGACGTGGAGATTAAAATGTCTGAAGAAATTAAAAATGAAGGTGTCAACATTGACGCAGTAAAGGCCGAAGCTGTCCGCACTGCACGCAAGAACGACTCCGAAATCTTGGCACTGGCTGCCAAGCACAACAAACGCGACCTCGGTGAGGCCGCTATCCGTGAAGGTCAATCTGTAGACCAGTTCCGTGGTCAACTGCTTGACGTTATCGGTGACGACAAACCTCTCGAAACCCCTGCCTCAGTTGTAGACGCGCCGGTCAAAGAACGCCGCGAATACTCTCTGGCTAATATGCTTCGCGCCCAAGCCACTGGCGACTGGACAGAAGCTGGTCTCGAGCGTGAAGTTGACCAAGAAATCACCAAAAACGTTGGTCGCTCTGCCGAAGGCACATACATTCCTGACTTCATTTGGAGTCAGCGTGCAGGTGCATTGGCAACTGGCGCAACTGGTGCTGTTGGCGACGAGAACGATTTCTCGAACTTTGTCCCGACTGTTCACCGTGGTGACTTGTTCATCGAAGCCCTCCGCGCCCAGCAAGTTCTGGGTGGCCTCGGCGCGACTTATCTGTCTGGCTTGACGAACCGCATTAGCGTTCCGAAAATGTCAGCTGGTGCAAACGTCGGCTTTGTTGAGGAATTGGGTGACGTAGCAGACCAAAGCGGCACGGACGCAGCTATGACGCTGCAACCTCGCACTTTGGGTGGCTTTGTAGATATCTCTCGCTTGATGCTGATGGAAGCAGTTCCGGCAATTGAGCAGGTTATCCGCAATGACCTGATGGCCTCTATGGCTGACAAAATCGAGTATTACGCAATCAATGGCTCTGGCGCATCTGGCCAGCCGACCGGTCTGCTTAATACTGCTGGCATCAACAACCTTGACATCTCGTCTGGCACAGACGTTGACGCTCTGACTTGGAGTGACATCATCGCACTGGTCAAACTCGTCGAGGAAGATAACGGCGTAGTAAACGCCGGTGCTGCTGGCTTCTTGTCTCACCCTGCCGTTAAAGCGAAGCTGGCCTCAACCGCCAAAGTTTCGTCTACCGATAGCGTGATGATTTTGAACGACCCGTGGAACAACCTTTACGGTTATCCTGTTGCCTTCTCGAGCAACGTCCCGACGACGCTTGACCCGGGCGATGGCGGCAACGACGCATCGGCAGTTGTGTTTGGCGACTTTAGCCAACTCGTAATTGCTAGCTTTGGCGCACCGTCAATTCTGGTTGATAACTTCAGCAACAGCTTGGCCGGCTCTAGCCGCCTCGTGCTGCATACTGAAATTGACACCGGTGTTCGCAACGCCGTTAGCTTCGCCAAGACCGATGAGGTCAGCGTAGCTTAATTGCTAACTTGGAAGTGGCGGGGCGAAAGCCCCGTCACGACCTTTTATGAGGTGGAATTATGAAAGTTAAGATTTTACAAAAATGTTTTATTGGCTCTGGCGGCAACCTTATGGCCGGCGAGGAGCATGAAATTGAAGAGCGTATCGCTGAAAAGCTGATTGCACGTGGTTTTGCAGAAGCTGCAAACAAGAAGAAAGCCGCACCCAAGAAAAAGAAAACGACCCGTGCGGTTGAGACACTCGAAACACCAGAGGATATTGACCTCGCTCCGAGTGAAGACTAATGGCTGTCGAAACCGCCACAGAATTGGCTATCTTTTTTGATGCCGATGACTTTGGCGTGACTGCGTCCTATACGCCGTCCGGCGGCTCTGCTGCTAATGTGAAGGGCATATTTGATAACGAGTTTTTTGAAGCCGGCCTCGGTGAGGTTGGTGTTGCTATTCAGCAGCCGCGTTTTGTATGCCGCACCTCAGACATTTCTGCGGCTGCGGAGGGCGACGCGATTACTATCAACTCTGTCGCTTACACTATTCGCGTCGTTCAGCCTGACGGAACTGGCGTAACCACGCTGGTGCTAGAGGAAGACTAATGGCACACGTTAGAAAGAACATACGCGATAACATAACCACGACACTGACCGGCCTAACCACGACCGGCAGCAACGTGTTTCAGACGCGCTTGTTCCCGCTAGGCGAGGCAAAGCTTCCTGCGCTTTGTATTTACACAAAAAACGAGGGCAGCGATTACGCGACAATGACAACGCCGCGCACGAAAATTCGCTCCCTAGAGGTAATCGTTGAAGCGTATGTCAAAGGCACAAGTGCTGTTGACGATACGCTCGACACGATAGCCGTTGAGGTAGAGGAAGCCCTTTACACCGACCTGACACGCGGCGGCTACGCCAAGGACACTCAGGTTACGGAGTTTGAGGCCGACTATACTGCGGACGGCGAACAATCTGTTGGCATGGGGCGATTTACCATCGCAATCACTTATGCTACAGTCGAGAACGATATTGAGACTGCCGCTTAATATCTTAACTGTTTGCAAACTTGGAGATTGAAAAATGGCAACACATACTGGTTCAGAAGGAACTATTAAAATCACGCCGAGCGGCGGTTCAGCAACCGCAGTCGGTGAAGTCCGAAGCTACACGATTGAGTCGTCAGCCGAGGTTATCGAAGACACCACGATGGGCAACACAGACCGGACTTACAAGGCTGGTCTTAAAACTTTTACTGGCTCTCTTGAGGTTTTCTTTGACGAAGCCGATACAGCACAGGCCGCATTAGACGCTGCTGTGGAAATTGTTTTTGCAGTTTTCCCAGAAGGCGACACAAGCGGTGACACCTATTACACTGGTTCAGCTATTGTAACGGGTCGCACAATCACTGCCAGCTTTGACGGCATGGTAGAGATGGCTCTGACGGTTCAAGGCACAGGCGCACTGACCGAAACAACCGTATAATCTAACAGACAGGGGGTGGCACTATGTCTGCATTTGGTGAGCGCATCAGCGCAAAAAGCAATCAAAACACCGTGCGTGTTGAGGTTGAGGCATGGGGTGACGAAAACGAGCCGATGGTTCTTTTCGCCACCCCGCTAAATGCTGGCGAGTTTTCTCGCTTGCAAAAAAAGCATCCAAACTTCTTAAACAATATGACCATTGAAGGTCTGGTTGACTTAATCATTATGAAGGCTCTCGACGAAGACGGAGAGAAGGCTTTTGATGTTGGTGACAAGCCAGTTCTTATGCGTCAATCAGTGACCATCGTCAGCGAAGTTGCAGGGCAACTTATGGGCGAGATGAATGATGTTGAAGAAGTAAAAAAGATTTAAGCGATGACCCTGACCGATTTGTGGTCATCGCATTAGCTGACAGGCTTGGTAAGACCATTGGCGAAATCGAGGATATGCCTTATACTGAACTCGTTGAGTGGGTAGCATACTTGGAAGTCTTAGCAGATGGCGGCAGAAAATCTTAATATTGTAATCAGGGCGTTTAATAAAACGCAGGGTGTTTTTAACGCTGTTGGTCGCGGCCTTAACGGTGTCAAGAAAAGGGTCTTGAATGTTAAGACCGCTGTAGCGGGGCTTGCCGGGGCTGCTGGTTTTGGGCTTTTCATCAAAAGCACCATTGAAACAAATAGAAAATTCCAATCGCTAGAGGCTAGTCTTCAAACCTTCTTGGGAAGCAGTAAAAAGGCCGCTAGTGCTTTCAGCGTCTTACAAGAGTTTGCTGCCAAAACGCCGTTCAGTTTGCAAGAGATAGTCGGAGCGTTTAACCGTTTAATTTCTGTCGGCCTAAACCCATCCATCTCTGCTTTAGAGGCTTTCGGTAATATTGCCAGTGGCACGGGCAAAACGCTTGAGCAATTTGTCGAGGCAGCAGCCGACGCAGCCGTTGGTGAATTTGAGCGTCTAAAAGAATTTGGTATTAAGGCTCGCTCAGAGGGCAGCAAGGTCATTTTCACCTTTAAGGGTGTTGAGACAGAGATAGCAAAAGATGCTGAGAGCATTGAGGGCTACTTACGCACTCTCGGAAAAACTGAGTTCTCTGGTGCTATCGCAAGACAAGCGGACACGCTCAACGGGGCGTTCTCCAATCTTGGAGATGCGTTTGATTCGTTTCAAGTCCTGGTGGGCAAGGCTGGCTTAAATGAAGCCATTAACGATTTTGCCGTTGCATTGGGTAATCTAGTCAGAAACAGCCCCGATTTTGCAGAATCCATAGGCAAGACGCTTGGCGATGCTGTAACGAAACTGACGGGAATTTTAGAACTGGGTGAGGGCGGTGTTAAGCAGTTTGCCCTAACGATAGCGGCTGAATTTCTCACTTCAGCCCTTACGGCTGTTCAAGCCCTAGACCAACTCTCAAGCGCGTTAGACAAGATTCCCTTTGTCGGCAAAATTGACTTCAGCGAATCCCTGTCTGGCTTGGAGAAAATGATTGAACAGTTCCGCGCAGCAGCGGCAGCGGCTGGTAGCGATAAGGGTGGTCTGACTAAGAGCGTTGGCGAACTAGATACTGCCCTGCAAACCGCAACCGGCAGCGGCAAGGACGCGGGGGAAACAATCAGGGAGATGCTTGGGTTCTCAAAGGCACAGGCAGAGGACACCTCCAGCGTTATAGGCGACAGCTTTGGCGAAGCCTTTATGAAGCTATCTGAGGGTGCGATGAGCGCGAAAGATGCGTTCAGGCAAATGGCGCGTGACATCATAAAAAGGTTATACGAAATTCTGGTTGTCGAGCAGCTGGTTTCGTCGATAACAGGCGCGGTAACAAAAGGATTTGGAACTAAAGCCCCAGCAAAGGGGCTGACCGGAGATGCTATTGGCGGCTCGGTTCAGCGCGGCGTTCCTTATATGGTTGGTGAAAGAGGAAAAGAGGTATTCGTTCCTCACTCGGCGGGTTCTATCGTGCCGAACAACCAATTAGGCGGCGACGGCGGCGCAACAGTCGTGCAGAACATCAATATTTCCACTGGGGTATCTCAGACTGTCCGCGCTGAGATTACACAACTTATGCCGCAAATAGCCGAAGCATCGAAAGCAGCCGTATTAGATGCTCGCCGCCGTGGCGGTTCATTTAGTAAGGCGTTCTAATGTCTATTGCATACCCATTAAGTCTGCCGACAGTTACTGGCATCCGCTCGATTAACCTACGCGCCAGAAATGCCGTTGGCCTGTCACGCTCACCGTTCACGTTTAAGGAACAGGTCTTTTCCCACGGTGGTCAAATGCTTGAGGCGGAGATTAGTCTGCCTCCAATGACCCGCGCCGAGGGCGAGCAGTGGGTGTCCTTCTTGATTAAGCTAAAGGGTATGCAAGGCACATTCCTGCTAGGCGACCCAGCCGCCGCAACGCCGCGAGGCTCTGCTGGCACGACACCCGGCACACCCGTTGTGAACGGCGCAGGACAGACGGGCGACAGTTTGACAATCTCTGGATTGCCAGCAGATGCCGACGGATACCTTTTGGCGGGTGATTATATCCAGCTAGGCAC